CCGGTCTCGGTGATCCAAAGAATGGTGATCGGGCAAATGGTGAATCCATTCTTACATTCCCGCAATTCATGAACCGTATGACGGGAATGTGGCCATTGCGTGGTCTCCGCAATGTCGCCGTAATTGGTGGAGGAGATTCCGGGAAATGTGCTGTTGAGTCATTTCTCGGATTGGCGCCGCAATCATTCATGAGCGCGGCAGAATTGGACACGGTGAATCGTCTTGATTGGTTCGCCAACAATGTAGAGAGTGATTACGAGGATTACTGTCGGGCGAACCGTGGTCGCTATCGTGCAATTGGTCGCTATCTCCGGCCGGACGCAATGGGAAATCAGAAGTTGAATGTATTCAACCAAGTTGTTTCTCCCATTGCATTGCCTAGTGGTGGTGTATTGATCAATGGCCGTCAATACGACCTAGTGGTAATCGCCACTGGCAATGATCGCATTACCATTCCCGGCATGGATTGGTTCTACAATGAGCGCATTTATGCCGACGATGCCAGGCGGTCGCGTGTTATTGCAGTGCGCAATGAAGAGGATTTCGGACAAGCACAGAGATTCCGTATTGGTCCGCGTGCCGAAATCGATTTCGATTCTGAGGAAAGCGCCAATGGTGTTAGTGACATTGGCAATAACAGAGTCGCAATGTTTAGGTTAGCGACTCGCACCGCAGTACTGGCAACCAAGCTTTCATAAAGGGTGAGGGAATGGCACTATTGGATTGGCGCAGATGCATTAGGTATTAACCATTAACGGCGCATTTAATTGCGTCGTTATTTCTTTGCCATCTTAATCGAACGTATGATCGATTATCATGTTGTCGGGAATTTTGGCGCCTTTTCCACTGGACGTAGTCCCCTATCTATTACTAGATAACCCCACAATTGATAGTGTAGCACCCCTTTATCCCTGCACACGCCCAAATTTCCTTGTATACCACCATTTAGGAAGCCAACCGCCACGTACCAAATCCTTTTCTATAGCAGACTTCATATACTCTCCTGGTGTAACACCTATTTTCTTCGCTGCATCCCAGACTGCAAATAACAACACCCCCTGTAGCCGAATCGAGTAGTCCCGATGTGTAGCACTCGTTATCCTTTTCTCCTTGACAAGAATATCGTTTCGTGTACCATCAGATATGAGAGGAAGGAGTGCATTGTGGCTATAGAGGATATGGTTGGGGTTCATACCTGGGCCTCCTATCGGGTAGCAGCAGGATACACCCAAGCAGAGATTGCTGCAACCATTGGTGTTAGTAGGCATATGATTGTCCGGTTAGAGCAGGCATTATTCACTGAACCACCACGTAGATTTCTAGATCAATTAGGGTGGTATTACGGAGTATCAACTAAGGATTTAATTTCGAGTTATCACCAATTAGTTAAAAATAAAAGAGAAACTTTCGCTAATGAGTATCAATCCTTCAAGGAAGTACTTAGTGGATATGCAGGCTATACGAATCCCCTGGTATTCTATAGAGAATCTCAAGGACTATCTAGAATTGGATTTTGTAAAAGAATATGCGTACATCCAGACCCGATCAGGGATTACGAAAACAATGACCAGCGTGGAGTTCCTCAACAACTCCGAGTTGCATGTAATGCTATCGAATGGGATTATGCACCTTTAGAAGATGCAGTAACTACATGGAGGATTAGTGGAAGGTATCGTCGGATATGAAATTAGATCAATTAGCTCAACGTATCATTACTTATTGTGAGATGTCCTGGTTTGGAGACGGCCGACTTCCGCCGCCGGAGGAAATTCGGGAGAAGTTCGATCTGACAACTAGGCAATTGAACGAGATTCTCAGTGATGAATTGGTAGTGAAATCCTTCGAAGCCAGAGGGATGCCGGCTGTAGCCGGAAGGGATTTAACACCAGACCAGATCACGGCAATTCAGACGATGCTAGACCCATTAGATGGGCGAAGCTATAAAAAGCGACTAAGTGAATTAGGAATCACTACTAAGATTTGGGATGGATGGAAGCAGAACTCCTCCTTTAAGGAGTACTATGCAAAGCGAGCGGAACAAATACTTGGAGATTCGATCCCAGAAGCGCATGCTGCGCTCATTGATCGAGTACAATCGGGTGATATTGGCGCGCTTAAATTCTATTACGAGATTACAGGACGATACACAGGTAAGGACTCAGGCGTCGATATTAGAGCACTTATTAACCGAATCTTTGAAATCATTGCAACGCATGTCCAAGACCCCGCCGCCTTGATGGCAATTGCTCATGATCTAAAATTACTTACTGCTCTTGACTCTGGTGCTAATATGGGAGTTGAAGTCGTTCAGTCCCCTCCTGAGTTAGAGGCTAATTTATGACTGTCACTACGACGCCTCGGTTAATCCTATCCAAACCAGATGGGGCCGAGCTTGTTTCAGTTGCTTTAATCAATGCAAATTCGGATAAGATTGATGCTAATTTTATTCCCGCAGCAAAGATGACGGCTTCAGTAGCCCAATCAGTTCCTAATAACGCTTTAACTCTTGCAGCTTTTAATACTACTGGATTTGATACCTATGCTGCCCGTCCTGAGGGGGCAATGGTAAACCTTACTAACGATGCTATTACTATTCGAAAAGATGGAATCTATTATGTTAGTTTAAATGCCTCATTCGCAGCCAATGCTACAGGTGTACGTCGTGGAGATATTCGTAAGAATGGAACTAGTTTATTATCCATTGTAGACCTTAGTTTCACTGGTGGTGCTAACGGAGTTAAGATTTCTGATTTCTTCGCTTTTGTTACTAATGATGTTATTACTGGCGCTTTGTTCCAGAACTCAGGTGCTGCGCTTAACGCAGATGGTAATACATTTGCGGAGGGTATGGCGTTGTCTGTTATTTGGGCAGGTAGTCTCACATGACGATGAATGATCCAAGGGATTTACCTAAGTATCAGGTCGGGGGGAATCAGTACAAAGGTGAATTTGACAGATCAGATGCCGGTTCAGTTGATGCTCAGACTGTAAAAGCATTCCATGAGCGAAGTGATCTTGATAGTTCACAAACAGCGCAGCATCATTCGCTTGGTTCCAAGCATGATCAGGCGGCCGCTGGGGATCATAACCATAGGATTGGATTACCTTATAAGGGTGCTCTAGATGGAATTACAATTACTGGTTCCAAGGCAGGTAATGCTGCATTAGCCAGTGTTGTAGCTGCTTTAGTCCAATTAGGTGCTACAGATAGTACAACGTAATGCCTCGTAAAAGTAGAGAACCAGAACTCACAGCAAATGATTTAATTCTGCAACTTCAAGAGAAGTTGCAGATACAAGCATCCCGCCCTAATATTTTAGGTTATGTACCGCACGAGAAGCAGATAAAATTCCACACTTCTCCTAAAAAGAAGCGTCTCTATATTGGTGGTAACCGTAGTGGAAAGACAACCGGTGGAGTTGTCGAAGATATCGATTGGTTACAAGGAACTCAGAAGCATATTAAAACGCCCGAACCTCCTGTGAGGGGACGTGTCGTAGGTGTTGACTTTAACGATGGTATTGACAAAATCATCATTCCAGAATTCCAGCGTTGGTGTCCACCAAGCTACTTGCGGGGAGGTTCGTGGTATTCTGCGTACGACGTCCAGCCAAGAACCCTTTACTTCGAAAACGGCTCGTTTGTTGAATTTATGTCCTATGAACAAGACGTTCAAAAATTTGCAGGGACATCTCGGCATTTTGTACATTTTGACGAGGAACCCCCTCTTGACATCTATATCGAATGTATCGCCCGACTGGTCGATACGGGTGGTTCTTGGTGGATGACATTAACTCCCGTTCTCGGAATGCAATGGATGTATGATGATATTTACCTACCCTCAATCAGTTCCGTTGATAGTGATATCCAAACCATCGAAGTATCTATTTGGGACAATCCCTACATTGGGAAATCCGAAATTCAAGATTTCGTTAACTCCTTACCCGAGGATGATCGAGTTGCTCGTATCAGTGGGCAGTTCATTCGGCGGGGTGGAGTTATCTACAAAAAATTTAATACTGGGGTTCATGTAATTCCACCATTAACTGAATTGCCCCAAGGCTGGGATATTTATGCGTCTGTTGATCATGGTTTTAATAATCCTACCTCTTGGCATTGGCATCTCGTGTCTCCTGATGGAGAAGTTATTACCTTCATGGAGCACTACGAACGAGAAATGGTTATTGCTGAGCATGCAACTCAAGTTAAGCTTATTGAACAGTCCTTTGGTGGCCGCGTACCTGTTATGCGAGTATGCGATCCTGCATTAGCACAGCGTAATCCCGTTACTGGTACCTCAGTTCAAGCCGAATACATGATGCATGGAATCGAATTAGCTGCTGGGGTTAATGATGTAGTCACCGGTATTAACAAGGTAAACGCCTATATGGATTACCGTGAGGATCGTCCTCCTCGATGGCATGTGACCGCCAACTGTGATAACTTAATCCGTGAGGCACCAAAGTATCGATGGAAGACCTGGTCTAATCAGAAATCACAACGGGATAACAATCCATACGATGTTCCGCATAAAAAAGATGATCACGCTATGGACGACCTCCGATACTTCTTTACTGTTATGCCTGACCTGACTCCTTTGAGTATCCCAGAGGTAAAGGTCGAGACCCATCTTCTACCGGCGGTCGGGGTTGATTTGCTTAGTCCTAATCGTCATCCAGTAATTGATAAAAGACTTCTCAAGGCAAATACCAAAGTTGATCCCAATGGATGGTTTATCACAAATCCTGATGAGTATATGGGTGGAGAATGGTAGTTGACTCGCCCTGTAGCCTAGTAGTTAAGCCCCCTGTAGCCGAAAGGTGAACAATGTCTGAGAGTCCTGACGAGACCGTGCTGGATGATGAGCCTGTCGAGGGTACTGGTACTGAGGAAGAGTCTGGTACTGACGAGGAAAAGCACGAAGAGGAATTAGACCTTTATAATGCGAGTCATGGAAAGGTTCCGCGTACGGGTGGACCTTATGCTGATGATTTGCAAATGAAGGCTGCCGAAGAGTGGCGTGCAGAAGTTGAGGATCGTGAGCCGGATTTAGATAATCCTCCGGCTACAGCGGGGACCTTACTCGTTCCTAAGCAATACCTCCGTGAGACTGATGTTGATAAGTCTCATTTCTCTGATGAGGTAGAGATTAAGAATGAGCCGGTCCAGACTGTAATGGTGGATACGACTAATTCTGAGCACACCAAGCCTGATCCTAAGCAGGCCGCATGGGATAATGATATGCAGAAGGTTAATGCTCTTGCTGCTGCGAAGTCTCTTTCGGAGCATGGTGGAGTAGAGGATACTTCTGGATATACTTCCGATACCGAGCGCGGTAAGGCTCGCACTACTATTCAGTATGTGAATAAGTAGAGATGCCTCTTGTTAGAAACCCGGAGACCTCTAGAATTCGCGTTCTAGAGGCTCCGCGTATGCTGCCGGGTGTTTGTGTAGTTTGTGGTGCTGCTAGAAGTGATGATCGTCAATATGTCGATCTTGATTGGGATATTGAGTTCTATGGTGTGGTTTATTTCTGCACCTTCTGCTTTACTCAGGCTGCAAATACCCTGGGTTGTTTAACTCCTGAACAATCTGAGGCTCTTGAGCGCGAGAATGATCAACTCAGAGAGCATATTTTAAACTTCCGAGTTAAGGAAGCAGCATTAGATGATGCTATCGCCAAACTCCGCGCTACTGGCCTGCTTGGTATTAGTTCTTCTGACGATATTATCAATGTCGCTACTACTTCTATTTCGGATGCATCGGGAGAGTCAAGCCCCGATAATCCAGACGAACCATCTATTGAGGAACTTATTGATCAAGCAGTCGTTGCTCCTAGCGAGCAAGGACCCTCTAGCGTATCAAATACTAGAAAACGCAAATCAGACGGGCTTTCAATCTGAAATCCCGAGTATGTCCGACCTAGACGAAGCACAAAGATGGGCACAGGCACATGAGTCTAGTATCGGAATCGGGGAAGAAGCTTTTGACCCAGACGGCGAAGCAGCCCTCAGGCTCTTTGGTCCTTCCTTCGACTAATCCGTTAGAAAGCGTTAAGTTAACGACTAGCCAGGCAGAAGAACTGGCTAGTCTTGTTAACACGCTATATAATAAAATGAAGACTGCTCGGTCACAATTCGAGCGGCAGTGGTATATGAATATGGCTTTCTATTTCGGGAAGCAAAATGTTGTACCACAAAATATTAGGGGCATTGGGAATCGTTTAATCGTTCCTCCTGCCCCTCCTTGGCGTGTTCGTATGGTAGTTAATAGGGTTCGTCCTATTATTCGCCGAGAACTTGCTAAGTTAACGTCTCAGAAGCCTAGTGCTAGTATTGTTCCTGCTTCGTCAGAAGATGAAGATATGTTCGCCGCTAATGCTGGTGAACAAATCTGGGAATCTTTATATTACGACAAGAATCTTCATACTGTATTCAAAGAAGCTGTATGGTGGATGTTAGTTTGTGGTACCGGATATGTGAAAACGTATTGGGATAACTACAAAGTATCAACACCAGCACCTGATGCTGCTTATGAAGGCGATATTTGTTATAAACCATTGACTCCTTTTCATGTTAATGTTCCTGATCTAAGAGAAACGCAAATTGAGGATCAGCCCTATATTATTCACTCAGCGACCCATACTCCCGACTGGCTGATGTTAAACTATCCGAAGTCTCTGGATGGGCAAGTTATCCAGCCAAATACTAAGGGCGCGAACGAGATTTTAAATGATGCTTTCCTTAATTTGGTGGGGGGATCATCTCAGGATAATGACTCAGTCCTGGTACATGAGTTGTGGATTAAGCCTGGTGGTCTAAAGGACTTCCCTGAGGGTGGCGTAGTCACCATGACGGGTGAGCAAATTATTCAATTTTATCCTGTGTTCCCTTATGAGCATGGGGAATATTGTATTTCTAAGTTTGATCATATTCCTGCTGGTAAATACTATGCTACATCTGTAATTGAGGACCTTATCCCTATCCAAAGGGAATACAATAGGACTCGTTCACAAATTGTTGAAGCCAAGAATCGTATGGCTAAGCCTCAGATGATTTACCAGATGGGTTCAACTGATCCCCAAAAGGTTACTACCGAGCCGGGACAATGGATTCCTTATAAGATGGGATTCCAACCTCCGCAACCTATTCCTTTAGTTCCCCTCCCCAACTACGTTCTTAATGAAGTTCAGCAATTAACTGCTGATTTTGATGATCTTTCAGGGCAGCATGAAGTTACTCGCGGATCAGTTCCTCCTGGTGTTACTGCGGCTACAGCCATTAGTTATCTCCAAGAGCAAGATGATTCTATGCTGTCGCACGAAGTTGATTCAATTGAGGCTGGAATTGAAAAGGTTGCCCGTCAATCCCTTGGACTAATTGGTCAGTATTGGGATGTTCCTAGAATTGTCAAGATTACTGGTGTTGATGGTTCGTGGGATGCTGCGATGTTTGCAGGTTCTGATCTTAAGGGTAATACAGATATTCGTGTTGAGGCTGGTTCTGCTCTCCCAACTTCTAAGGCCGCTAAGCAAGCATTAATTACGGACTGGATGAAGATGGGCTTTATCACTCCTGAGGATGGTATGCAAGTCCTTGATATGGGTGGTATTGTTAAATTGTACGAGAATGTGCAGGTTGATCAGGCTCAGGCTCGACGTGAAAATCTTAAGATGCAGAATGTGGATGACGCCCTTATTGAGCAGATGTTCGAACTTCCTACTGATCCAATGACTGGTGAACCAATGCCTCAGGTTGATGAATTTGGAAAGCCCCTGTTGCCTGAACCTGTTATTCCAGTCAACACATTTGATAATCACGCTATTCATATTGACATCCATAATAAGTTCCGTAAGTCTCAGGCTTATGAACAACTTGATCCTGCAAAGCAATTGCTGTTTGAGGTCCATGTGCAGAAGCATATGGAATCTATTGCTGCCCCGCATATTGGTGGAATGCCAACAGCCGAAATGATGATTGGTATTGCTGAGCAACAAAGAAATCAGCCTCCTCCAACTGATGTAAATACCCCAATGCAAGCGCCACCTGGTTCTGAAATGGCTCAAGCAACTCAGCCAGGAGCCGCACCGGGGCCTAATCCAATACCAGAAGATACGTCACAGTCAGAGTAGGGTATTGACTAAGCACGTATTCTAGTAATAGAGGCCAGGGCACCCGCACAGCCTCAGGAAGAGTAGAAATGACACAGCCAAATTTTGATCCTCCTGTCCAAGATGGTGGAATTAGCAATGGCCAGCCTCAAGATCATCAACAACAAGGTGATGGTGGCGAGGAGCCTAAGTTAAATCCTGCATGGCAGGGTCTTTTAGGTAAGATTCCGGATCAAAACTTGCAGAAGCTCATTATCCCAGAGTTGCAGCAGTGGGATAAAAACTATACTCAAGGTATTCAAAAGGTACACTCTGAATACGCTGGTTACAAGCCATTCTTGGATCAGAAGATTGATCCGAAGCAAATTAATGATGCGATGTTAGTGTTCCAGGCTCTGGAACAGGACCCCGCATCATTTGTGCAAAATGTAATGGACTATTACCAGTTGGAATTGGAGCAGGGCCAGGAAGACCCACAGGGAGACGGTGAACAATACGACCCTGGTGATGGACAACAGCCGTTTGATCTAGAAGCCGATCCAAGATTCCAGCAATATGCCGATATGACTCGGGCTGTAGCACAATATGCAGTTGCTCAGCAAGAGGAATTAGCCCAGCAAAAGGCAGAGGCTGAGTTGGATGCAGAAATTGCAGCCGCTAAAAAGCAGCATGGTGATTTCGATGAGGCTTATGTAGTTCAGCGGATGCACTATTACGACGAGAATATTGATGATGCTGTTAAGGCTTATCAGAGTTTCGTCAATAACGTAGTGCAAAACCATCGTAGCCCCGGTTCAACAGCGCCAGTTATTATGGGCGGGGGCGGTGGAACTCCATCCCAGCAAGTACAGGTTTCAGGTCTCTCCGGCCAAGATCGCAGGAAATTAATTGCAGAAACGCTTGCGCGTCTTAATGCTCCAGGAGGATAAGACCAGATGGGTGCCACCCTTTCAACGGTCTCCGCAATCCTTAAGGAAATTTACGAAAAGGATCTGCAAGACCAGCTAAACTATGACGTCGTCGGAATGCGTCGTATCGAGAAGACTTCCGAAGGTGTTACTAACGATGTTGGTGGTCGTTATGTGACTTTCCCAATTCGGACCGGTCGTAACCACGGTATCGGTGCTCGAAATGAAAACGAAGCCCTTCCGACTCCGGGTCAGCAAAAGACTGCTGCCGCCCGTGTGGGTCTAAAGTACCTGTACGGTGGTATTAACCTTACCGGCCAGACTATGAAGTTGGCTGATAAGAACTACCAGGCTTTTGCTTCGGCTCTTGATGAGGAAATTAAGGGACTTAAGCGGGACCTCGCTAAAGATCTTAACTTCCAGTTCTATGGATTTGGTACTGGTGTTCGTGCTTCGGTAACCGCTGATGGTGTTAACACCATTACCGTTAATACTGTTCAATACCTCGAAGTCGGAATGATGATTGATGTCATGGACATCACTCTTGTTACGACTCGTATCTCTAACCGGCAAATTACTGCTATTAACACTTCTACCAAGGTTGTCACTTATAACGGTGCTGATGGTTCTGCTTCAATTGTGGCCACGGATGTTGTGGTTCGTACTGGTAACACTAACCGAGAGGTTACCGGTCTTGGAGCAATCATTAAGGACACAGGTACTCTTTACAACATTGACCCGACTGTTGAGCCGGTATGGAAATCCGTTATTAACAATAACGGTGGTACGCCCCGCGCTTTAACTGAGGCCCTTATGATCAAGGTTGCCGATGACATTCGAGTTAATGGTTCTGCTCCCACCGTTATTTTCTCTAACCTCGGCGTCCGGCGTGCCTACTTCAATCTGTTGAAGACTGATCGTCGGTTCGTCAATACTCAGGAATTTGAAGGCGGGTTCAAGGGGCTTGCTTTCACCACCGATAATGGTGATATTCCTGTTGTTATTGACGTGGATATGCCGTTTAACCAGATGAAGTTTGTTAATGAGAAGGAAATCAAGCTCTATCGTGAAGACGATTGGGGTTGGATGGATGAAGACGGTTCTTACCTGCAACGTGTTATTGGCTTCGATGCCTACGAGGCTCGGATGTTTATGTACGCGGAGATTGGTACGCACCGTCGTAACTCTCATGGTCTCCTTGACGACTTAATTGAAGGCTAAACGATCTGCCCCTCATAATAGGGCTACAGGGTTTGAGTGGCCCTGTAGCCCTATTGTATTTGGAGAATCAAATGCGTATTAAGCCTAATCAAACTTTCCTCCATGAGAGGGATAAGTTTGAAAAAGATGTCGAGGTTGATGTCCAGGAGCACCTTGGATATTATTTCTGTGCTGTAGGTTGGGCCGATCCAGTTAATGATGAGGAAATCATTTCTAAGCCTCAGGTTAGTGAGGTTACATTAGATATCCACAATAGTACTTTAAAGAACGAAGCGGAGAGCCCTGGTCATGGCTAAGTCAGCCTCTGATGCTGTTCTTGATGCACCGGCTGATGTAATTGACCAGTGCGATAAGCAGGTTGCCTGCTCTGCTCAACCAACTACTTTTACTGAGGCCAATGCTACCTTTGCTCTAGCCGATGCGGCCATGACTCCTGATACTGATTATACTAAAGCAGATGGGACTACCAGTGGTCGAAAAGTTACTATGGCTGCAAAGAATGGAGTCACAGTTGATACTTCTGGTACTGCTACTCATATTGCCTTGATTAGAACTGCTGATTCTAGTCTTAGATTCGTTACCACTTGTACTTCTCAGGCACTAACCGCTGCCAATACTGTTAACTTCCCAGCGTGGAAGATTGAGACTGGCGATCCAACATAAGGGGTAGGTATGTCGAATATCTATCTTACCTCTGCTGCCGCAGATTCGGGTGTAACAGCAGGCTCAGGTACAAAGTGGAAAGCGGACTTTACACCTGGCGCTTCTGCAACCCATCTCAATAAAAACAGTGTTACTGGCCCAACTGCTCCATTGCAAATGACGGATGGTGCCGCTGGAACAGATGGAACGGCAGTATCGTTCTACACTCCTGAGTTATGGGGAGTGACTATTGCTGGTGCTATTACTTGTTCATTATGGGATCGTGAGAATGCTACAGCCAACAATGTTGCTCCCACTATTAGAATTGAAAGAACTTCTGGTGATGGTACAGTTCAATCAACAATTGTAGATGAAACCGTTAATCATGGTGCCGCTGAAATGGGCACCACTGCTGGTGGCTCTGCTGATACGATTTCTGTTTCCGCTGCAAATGTAACTGATACTACCTTATCTGATGGTGACCGTCTTAGAATTACTCTATGGATCGATGATGCCGCTGGTCAGGGTGGTACTGGCTCAATGGCCTCCGGAGGTCGAGGAGAATTCTGGGTTAATGGTCCAAATGGTTCTCAAGGTGCAGCCCAATTAGCTTTTGCTGAGATTGTTTGTCCTAAAGCCGGACCAAATGTCAAGCAACTAGTCGAATCTGCTAGAAGTACAGCCAATCCTAAGACTATTGCTCTTACCGGATTAGCCAATGGAGATACTGTTTGGGTGTTTGCTGGTGGCGACCAGTTCGGTTCTTCTAATGATATCACAGATGTTGTCATTACCTCCTCAGGGTCTATCGGTACTGTTGTAAATGAAACAGAAGACCTTAGTGGAACAAATGATGACTGGTTAGGTATTTATAAAGTACCAATTACGGGCGCAGGAAGTCACACATTAACTATTACACTTACTAGGTCCGGTGGAACTCCTGGTACTTGGCACGCCTGGGCAATACAAGTACCTGGTGCCAGTACTGGTGGTACTGGTAATATTGGGACTTCTTATACTTCATCTAGTACTCAAGTCGTCTCTATAGCAGCAGATGCTAATAGTTTCGTAGGATTTGCTTCTTATGACTTTGATGCTGGAACGGTTGGAACTCCAACCCCTGGTGGAGCAAATACTGTAGAAAACTCTGCTGATGCTAACTATACAGAAAACTCTCATTATTGGCTAGGACAGGCTGCTGGTACTAGGAATTATGGTACTACGGGTGCTGGCGGCGCTGCTATTAGATGTCATGCTATCGAAATCCTTGGTGTAACCACCCCTACATTAGCACCGGCAGACGCTTCCTTAGGCGTATCAGCAGAAAATGTTGTTCTAACCCAAGAGCATCAATTGGCTGTAGCCGATGCTTCTCTGGGTGTTTCTGCTGAAAATGTTGTCCTTACTCAAGTTCACCAGTTAGTTATTCAAGATGCATCTTTAGGTGTATCTGCTGAGAATGTTGTTTTAAATACTGAGGCTAATTTAGCAATTTCAAATGCTGATATTGCTATGATAGCAGATAATTTAAATGTTACTCAGGAACATATCTTAGTTATTCAAAATGCTGATATTCCTGTAACTGCTGATAATTTAACATTGTCTCAGGAACTCGATCTAATCATTGCTAATGCTGTTCTAGCCATGACTGCGGACAATGTTAACCTTACTCAAGTTCATAATATCTTCATTGATAATGCATTCTTGAGTATGGTCGCAGAAAACGTGGTTTTGGGTGGCGTGCAGCCGGGAGGTATAATGAGTATTGCTGATCTGCAACTCGCCAAGTTACAGATTCTAACTGGACAACAAGGAACAATCTCAGACCTCATGCGTAGTTACTATGCAGGGTTGAGTGGTCTGGCTCCTGCTAGTTCCTTTAGTATTAGTGATCATCAACGAGTCTACTGGCAGGCTCAGACAGGATTATCGGGACGTTCATTAGCAGACCTGGAATGGGCGTTTTATGATGTACAATTAGTACCTGCGGGTTCATTACGTGACCGCGAGTTTGTATATTGGAATGGACTATAGTGCTGACACCGACTGAGCAAGGATATTGGGTAGATGAGAAGCATACCCGTATCGCTGAACTTATTAATGAATACAACCCTGAACTTGAACTTGTATGGATTCCTCCGGAAAAGCGTACAGAGAATAAGAATGAGGCTCCCTATGCTGTCCGCCATAATCCAGTCAACAATCCCCCTTATATTATGTTCTTTATTAAGCAGGGAGAATTAGACCATCGAGTTCTTGCTAAAATCTATGCTGCGGATACAACAAAGAATGAGGTTCTAGATAATCTCGAAGCCGAGGAGCGGGCTTTAGCAGCAGTACGCCGCAAGGAATTAGAAGATGCTGCTGAATTCAGGAAGGACTTCATTAAAACTGTTGCCTCATCGCCTCTGCATAGGTTCCGACACAATGGGAAGATTATTCCGAAATGAATGTCCAAGATGTTGTAACTCGCGTGCTTCGTCAATTTGGCGACGAGGCATCGGTTCAAATTACTCAAGACGACATCATGCGTTGGATCAACGATGGCGTACGCGAAATTGCCGTCAAGAATAGTCTTCTTCAAGCATCGGCTCTTATAAATGCAGTGGCTGGGGACAATACCTATCCCTTTCCTGTTGATATGCTTGCAATGCAGACTATCTACTATGATAATCTAAAAATTGCTTTTATGAAGCGTACTGAATATGACACCTATGTAAATGCTAACGATCCTGAGGAAATTCAGACTGGTACTCCTTATATGTGGACTCGTTGGGGTACTGAATTTACGCTATATCCTAAACCAGATACGAGTATTACTAATGGGATTAAGATTCTCTATATCCAACGTCCCGCTGCTATTGATTCATTATCTGATACTATCCCATTTTCTGAGGAATACCATAATCGAGTTGTTGAGTATGTGCTACAGCAGGCATACGAGACGGATGAGGATTGGGATGCCTCAAATCAGAAGCAATCTCAATTCAATGATGGATTAGACATCTTGAAGTCCAGGGAAGAATTTGTAGAGCGGGAAACGTATCCGACCATCACAGTGTTATTGGATGATATGTAATGCCTGGTGAGCCGATTCGTCTTGGCCCTTTTGCTGGGGGTATTAATCATCTTTCCGATCCTACTGCGCTACAGGATACGGAATTACTTGATGTTGTCAATGCAGAATTAGACCTTGATGGATCGTATGTTGCACGCCCACCCTTCTTTGATTTAGCCAGTCCAGGCTCTGGTGTAGGTATGACATTGCTAGGTTGGTATATTACTGATGCTCATACTAGACTCATTGGGATTAATTCTACTTCACTTTGGTCTTATGAGAGTGGTGCATGGACAGCAATTGGGGGTACAGGCACCCTTAAAGCAACTGCTATGGTTCAGTATGATAATACTGCTTATATTATTGCTACTTCTGATTCTGCTACAGATGGAGGGTCATTAAACGACTCTTTGACCTATTCTACCATAGCTGCTATTCCTCGTGGTGGTGCTGCGGTAGTTCATAAGGAACGGTTATTTATTGTTCCTAATGTGGAGAAAACAGGATCTGACGCTTCGCTGCTTAAGGGCTCGGCCCCTGCTAACTTCTCATCTTTCCCTATTAGTGTTTACATCAATAAGGGCGATGGGCAGAAGTTACTAGATATCGTTGTTTATAATGATAACCTTCTTTTATTCAAGCAAGATTCTACGTATGTATTAGCCTACGATGCTGACCCTGCCGATGCTATTACTCGTAAAATTAAAGATGGTATTGGTGTTGCTTCTCGTTGGTGTGTTGCAGCCTATGAAAATCAATTATATGTTCTTCACCGGAACAATGTGTATGAAGTTGTAAACTATGACTTTTCTAAATTAAACGCCAAAGTTCCTCTTTTCTATGATGCCACACAACCTGCCCCGTGGGTATCACCTACTTATTGTGCTGTGGTCGGCGATCGTCTTTTAGTCAAATATTTTAATAGATTATATTTATTTGGATTGAAAACAAAAGTATGGACTCGATGGGATGCTGATATTAGGTATCCCGGTGTTCCTGTAGCCGTTCCTATTCGTGGTACAGTGAATGCTGTTCCTACCTATATTATGGCAAGTGCAGATTCATCTTCTAATGATATCCATAGTATGAGGGATATCATTGATGGATCGAATCCTGAAACTATTTTTGTTCTTATTAAAACTAAGAACTATGATTATGGAGTACCCCATCGTTACAAGAGGCTTATGTGGTGGGGTGCAGATGTATCAACTACTAAACTAATTAGTGGTATTGTGCAACCTGTTGTAGTCAATTTCTCTGTAACTTGGGGGGATTTGGCGGCTTTTACGTGGGGTAGTATTGCAGGAAATACCTGGGATCAGCCATTGTCTGTACCATTTGTCGTTCAGACAGTAGTTGGTTCTCAGTCTGCTATGCGTAAATTTGTCAAATTCCAGAAATCTCTACGTTTTAGGCAGATAAATTTTCAACTTAGTTTAAGTTACGATGGGACGAATGTGACAGGACCTTTGAGATTCTTTACTTTTACTACCTTAATTGGCACAAAGCAACATGTTAGTAAGTCATTGACATAAGTGCTAGGATAGAGGTATGGCTTTCAACAAGTATGCGGTTGGATCGAAGACGTACAGGGGTATGTCTTCGGCTCCTAATATTGGCCCATTAACTGATGTTGAGGGCTATGCAGAACGCGATCGCTTGTATCAAACAAGGCAAAGAAATAATGCCCTTCTAAAGAGGATTCAAGCGCATCAGAAAAAGCGTTATATGAGCGCAGATTATCTCAGTACTCCCCCGGGAAGGACAGTATAAATGGCAGATATTGATTCTGCGGGTGCTAGTAATAGGCAAGCACCTGCTACTGTGCGACGTAATACGGCTAGGCCGAGGGTTCGGCGTAAGTTAAAGCCTGAACGTGCGAGCCAAGTTCCTATTTATAGGAGTCGTAGGTCTAGGAGTAGTAATGATGATGGTGGTAATCGTGGTTACCGGCGTCGTCGTGTAGTTAGTCGTGAAGGTGGTAGGCGTCGTTCTACTTCTGTTCGTCGCTCTACCCCTCCGACGGCTAGGACAGTCCAACCGCCGAAGCCGGCTAAGCCTATGGTGCCGGATGTTAATGCATTTCTTAAAGGTGACACGACCTATCAGCGTCAATTAGCGGCCTATGCTAAGGCTCTTTCTGACTTTAATGCTGATCAGACTCTATCTCGTGGTGATTACAATACTAACTACCAGAACATGTACCGTGATATTGGTTTGGCTAAGGGCGAGGCTACAGAAGACCTTCGAAATGACTTCGCCTCTCGTGGAATGTTACAATCAAGCCTATATACTCAAGGTCTCGGTGACTTAAACTCTCAATATGCAAATCAATATGGTGACTTGAGTGAGCAAAGGACTGCTTTCATTCAAGGCTTAGCAAATGATCTAAATAAATTCCGTAATGAGCAAGGTACTCAGTCTCAAAATGCTCGGGCTGAGGCTCTACGTCGTCGTACGGAAAAGTATGGTATCTAATGGCAAACATTGGTGAACGCGGCAGTAGGAATATTAACATCAATGAGCGGGATCGTGACCTGATCCGTACTCGTGATGAAATTCAGGATATGTTAAATATCCTTTCAGGCGGACGGTCTACGCACTCTCCCCCTACGCCTCAAGGACCTCCTAACTATCCTACGTCACGTCATTATTCAGAATATGATCCAGGAGGTCCTTTAGCGGGGAAGTTTACACCACAACTCCCTCAAGTTGATCCTCTACAGGCTATTCTTGCTCAGTTGCGGCAATTTACCCAGGGCACCTCCCAAATGCCTCGCTTTAATCCTCAGCAACTGCCTACCTATGATCCTAATAGGTTTAAGAATCAAGCAATGTCGGCCGTGAATGAGCAATTTAATCCGATTATCAATCAGATTCTGGCTCAGCAATCGGCAACTCGGTCTCGTGCTGCCACGAGTCAGTCGACTGTTCGAAATCTCTATAATCAATTAGGCGCTGTTGAGGATCGTGGCGCTGTAGCCGATAGGACTAGGTACGCTACTTCTCAAGCACAGTCTAAGAATCTGTATGAAGACCAGCGTGATCAAATTGCGGCTGGATATGCTAGGGATGCTGCTGCTCAAAGGGCTGAGGCTAAAAGGCTCGGAATTGAGTCTTTAGGCTTAAATGAGGAATTAACTGAGCAGCAAGGTGATATGCGATTTGCTAATCAAATGTCAATGCAGGAGCAACAAGCTCAGCAGGCTGCTATGTCAATGCAAGGTAATGCTCAGCAGGACTATGATCGAGCAATTGCTAATGCGACTCGGGCTGAGGGTATTGAGTCGAGTCAAGATATTGGTCGTCAGTTAGAGGATTATCTCGCTCAATCTAACACTGATCTTACAGGGGTTAGGTCCCAGAGGGCTGGGTCTATTAATGATTTGATGCTTAAATTAGCTGATGCTGCCTACCAACGTGATGTAGCAAATACTCAATTTGGGTATCAGCAACAGCGGGATTATCTCTCTGATCAGAATGCACTATTTGATCGTAGTTCTCAGGCTCAGAATCAACAACTTGATTTAGCTATGAAACTGCTTCAATTACAGGGTGGTGGAGCAGGTAGTGCCGGCTCAAGTGCAGGTGAGCAAAAACTTAATCCCTGGCAAGAGACGGCTACCTTTGCTGAGCAACTAGCACCTGGTCGCGGATCGGATATTGTTTCGGTTATTCAAGGTGCTATGTATGAGCGTCCTGAGATTTGGGGTCGAAACGAAGGAAATAGTGCAGGGGTAGAAATGAACCCGGCATTGTTTGCTAGGTTAATTGCTGATTCACAATCGGCTCAGCAATTAGACCCGAATAGCAAGAATGCTCTCATGCAGGCTACACAGATTCTATATAAGTTGCTTTATGGAGTAGGTTAATGACCTATGTTGACGATTACGTCGCACGGCTTAACGCCATTCAGTCTGCCCGTATGCCCACTAACTTAATTGCATCCCTCACACGTCCTACTGCTTCTCAGGCTGATTTTGCAAACATGATCTTAAGGAAGGCGAGGTCTGATTTTGATATTCAGCCCGCGCCTTCCTTAATCAAAGAAGATAAGTCATTTGGTCAGCATTCCAAGAGTGTTGGTCTTTGGATTTTGGATAAACTCTCTCGGCCTAATTATGCAGTAGCAGAGGCCGTTGATACTTTAGCTAATGAGGGTGGGAATCCTCTTAAGGGTGCTTGGGAAGGGTTATCTGGTAAAGAGAAGACTTCCTTTATTGATGTGCTACAGGCGGCCGATGAAAGGCATATTAAGGAGAGTGAGGAATACCAGCAATTAGGTCCTGGAACTCCTGAGGCCGAAGCATATCTACAAAAGGAACTGAAAAAGAAGAATACGTCCGCAGTTGTGTATGGTCTGTTGGGCGATATTGCTCTTGATCCTCTTAATTTAGTCGGTGCTGGTGCTGTAAAGGGTCCGATCAAAGCCGCCAAGGGTCTTAAAAAGGGTGCTCAAGAACTGGACGAGGTTGAGGGTGCTGCTGAGGCCGTCGTTCGGGAGGCGGCAGATGTGGGCCAGTCCGGGGCGGTTCTGAGCCCTCGCCAGGAGGGTTTGATCGCTGCCGAGCAGCAAATGTCGGAAATTGGTAAGCAGAATCTTCCGTCATTCTTGGAAAAGAAGTATCCGGATATTCAGAGGGCTAATATTGCCTCTGATTCCGAGAAAGTATTGGACCAATTTGCTAAGGGGTCACCTGAGGCTACTGATCTTTTAACGAATAAGAACTTACTTCCACTCGCCCCTGCTTCAAGAGAGGCTGTGGAGCGCACTGTAGCTAAAATCGCGGCTGATATTGGCAATCCTGCGGTTAAAATCTCGAATTATAACGCACAAGCGCAGTCGGCTGTAGCTAATAAGTTACTGAGCCCTGCCCGCCAGCAAGTTTTGCAAGCAAATCCGGTAACTTATGGGGTAGTTCCGGAGAAATTCCAATCTGCTATCTTTGATCGTTACGTGCAATTAGTCCGGCACGCAGAAGAAAGCATGATTGAGCGTAAGGGTGATATTTTTAAGCCTCGTGGTGGACTTAAGGCTGGCTCTCCTTACTTACGTCTTAGTGATGTTCTTGAGACATTACCTCGTGAGGTTGCACAGGCTGCAATTTTAGGTGATAAGACCAAGAAGGTCAGTCCCTCGGTCATTCTTCGTGCGATTGTTGGCGAAAAAGCAGCATTAACTCAGATTGCTAAGCAACCAGAACTAAAGGCCGCGATTGAGGCTACTGATTGGTCACCTTTAATGGTGAAGGATCACGCTGCTAGGGTTATTGAGGATGCTAACGCGGCTAAGGCTGTAACTGAGGCTACAGCCGGGGCGATTAACACCGTTGAAGGTGCGCCTATTAGTGATGTTAACAAGGCAAACTTTATTGAGCAGATTACACGGCAAAGTAAGGCTCAATTTGCGGGAGCAATGCCCGAAACTCGGGATGCAATGAATGAAATGCTTAATAAGTTGCGTCGTGAGATTCCTCAGGCCGTTAATCCTTCGAATCTTGTAGAATTCACTATTCAAAGGGGTAAAACTAGATTAGCTGCTGGGGTTACGGGAGGAAAGAGTGGAGACCGTGCTGCTCAGGCTCCAAGAATTGAAACTTCATCCGCACATACTGCTGATGTCCTTACGACTGAATTTGGCCCTGTATCGGGTGCTACGTCAGTCGGACAAATCGTTAGAACTGCTGCTACGGATGTTGCGCGAGCAAGTGCCGCCGCTGAGGGCGGAATTATTAGCACCGTATTATCTTGGATCAAGCCCAATGCGGGATATAAGGATTTACGGCCCTTAGTTTTGAAGCATATCGGTGCTCGCAGGGCTAGTGCTACTACTCGTGCCCACGATATTATTCGTATCTTTAATGCTATTCCTCCAAAAGAGACTATGGACTTCTGGAATGAAGTTCGTGGGTTTATTCCTACTAATCCTGCACATGCTCAGCAAGTTGAACAGTTACAGATGATGCTAGGTAACCTATTTGGGGAATCTGGGTTAGCAAGCAAGTTTGCAGGTAACACAGCTATTGCTCGTTCGGGTACGAATGTTGCACATCTTAATAAGCACATGCGTATTGTGGGCATTAAGGACTTCAAGTTTGAGGACAAGGTTCCTGATCCGGTAAATCCTTCAAAAAAGATTATGCTTACTGGTCCTGAGATTCTTCAAGGTTGGAAATCATACAGCCCTGAGAATCCGGAAGACC